TCATTATATAACTCCTAACGATTATTAGTTAGATTCTAGTGCAATAAAATACTCTATATCTTTTTTCTTATGTTTAAAATTAGAGATACCTTTATCACTAACTTTAACATCATAATCGCCAGATAATAATTTTAAGTTTTCTACTTTAAAATTGTATGCAAAATCTGATTCTGCATTTTCACCAACTTTAATTGAAAAATCATTTGATGATGTATTCTTTCTATCTGTTATTAACAGATTAATATCAGAACCTTGAGCACCCTTTAAAACTAAATCAGGAACATTCAATACTGCAGCTGCTTTTTGTATTTGTGCAAATATACTTTCTGTCAAAACAAATTCAACAGCAACACTAGGCATTGTTATTTCTGTTTTTGGTGCAGTAACAATTGTAGGGTCTGAAAAATAATAGTTTAAAGAACTGTTACCATTTTGTTCTTTAAGTTTTACACTATCATTAGAAAAAGATAAATCAGGTTCTTTAAATAATGATAATGCAGATAAGAATTCATTTAAGTCATATATTGCAAACTCTTGTGAAAAATTATCTGATACATTAGATAATGCAACAATGTTTTTCATTGCAGACATTGTAGCAATTTTACTACCACCTTTAACTAAAAGATTGGGATTAATTTGAGAAAAGTTTTTTAAAACTTCTCTTGTATCTTCACTTAATTTCATTACGATTTTCCTCATTTAATTGTTTAGTGACTTCTTCAACTCTAGTGTATAGAACACCAACTGCTGTGTGTAAATGTCCTGTATCAGTAGGTTGAATTCTTTCTTTCAAGATTCTTATTTCATCCATCAAGAAAACTAGCCTATCAACATTGCTTATCATTTTTTACCTTTCAGTATTTCATCATGATTATAAATTGCCATGATTGTGTAATGTATTATTTTCATCAAATCATTACGATTGTATCCACTTTTCTTTCCGTATCTTTGTGCATACTTCATAATGTTGCCAATACAAAAACCTTCACCATGACCATTGTCCATTATAAATTCAGTTGCTTGAAATTTATTTCTGGAGTAATGTTCAGAGTATGTCTTTGCAACATACTCTGAAACATCTTTAAGGATTTTGTCCTCATTATACTTACAGTTTTTAATAGGCATACTGTGTATCGAGAACCTTTTCGATTCCTGCAGCTATGATTGCTTTAGAAGGTGTTCCAAGTCTGTAGTTGACTTCACCATCTACTTTGTTCTCATAAATGCAGAAACCTCTTTTGCGAAGTGTATGAATTAACTTCGTAGGTGAGGTTAAGTCAAATCTGCTTCTTAAAGTTTTCCAAGAAACATTTTTGCCCTTCATGAGTAGATTTACTACTTTTTGAGTTTTACTTAACTTTTTATACATAATATATCTCCATAACGATTTAAAAACAAATTATAACACAAAATAAACTTATTTGTCAAGTATTACTTTATGTCTATCAAACGAGGCTTCTTTTCCTCTGGAATGATTCTTTCAAGGTCAATAACCAAAAGTCCATGTTCTAATGATGCACCATTTACAACAACATCTTCAGCAAGGTTAAACTTTCTTTCAAAATGTCTTTTTGAAATACCTCTGTGTAGATAATCTTGATCGTCATCTTTAGAAACATCTTTTGTTCTTATAACAAGAACATTTTCTTTGGTTTCAATTTCGATATCATCTTTTTGAAAACCAGCAAGTGCAATTTCAATTTTGTACTTGTCGTCTTTCTCATGAATGATATTGTATGGTGGGTAGCTTTGATTAGAATATGTATTCTCCCATAATCTGTCGAACATTCTATCAAAACCAATTGAGTATGTTTTGACCCTGCTAGGGTCGAGGTGTGCTAATGAATCTACCATTGTATTATCTCCTATTTAGCAAGATTAAAATGTAATACCCGTAAGGCATATTACGATAACTATTTATACAAAAAGTATAAACAAAATAAAAGTTTTTTTTGTTCACGAATTAAAAACTTTTAAAACATATCCGTTCATATGAGGCTACCTAATAGGACCACCTCTGAACCTAAGCAACTTCAGCATACTCAAGTGCTTTGTCTAAAGCGTTGAGTTTAACTTTACGATTTCTACCGTACCATGCAGATACAAGTCTTGAATCGTTTTCTCTACCTTGCAAATGGTCAGTCATGTAAGTAACAGCGTTAAATGCTTGCCACCATGAACCTTCACCATATTTTGCACCAGGTTGAGTTTGTAAGTTATCATGTGCAAGTGAAGCGTTTCTAGAATTTTCACCAAAAACATCATTGAAGTATGCAGTAACATTTTCAGCAGTATATCTCTTTTTACCAAGAAATTGTGCCATTGATTTGTATTGTTCCATCTTTTCTCTTGCAATACCCATTTGTTGTTTAACTTCTTCTGCATCAAATGGTTTTCTATGATTTACTGTTAACATTTTATCTGTACTTTGATTTAAAGATAATGTTAAAGTATTATTACATACAACTCGAACAGGTGTCATTCTGATATCAATACATTTACCAAACTTATGTGGGTTTGTAAATAAGAAATAATTATCAGTAATATCACCATTGAATAATTCAAATGAATCTTTTGTTTTAGCAAGAGCCCAAACAATTTCACCATTTTTCAACGAACCTGCTGTGTGCATTTCCATATCACCTGCATTTACATATTCAGTAAAAAAATCAAATGCTTCTGAATTTTGAACTGGATTCCAATTAGAACCAACAATATCTAAAACAGTATTATCTGATTGTCTTACAAGTGCTCTTTTACCATGCACTTCTGCACCAGATGATGTTGTAATAGTTTCTTTCTCAACTTTCCAATCAAGACCTGCTTTTCTCATAAATTGTTCAGTTGTCAAATCAGCAGGAACTTTCTCTCCAAGACCGTGCCATGGAACTTCACCTGCATAAGCCATTGTTTCTACATTGTGTGACATTTTCTCTCCTTTAGTTAATTAAGTTTATGAGTCCATTATACTTGTTTTGATAACATTTGTCAATACTTATAACGAAAAAAGAATTATTTAAAATCAAGGACTTACTGAACCAGTTCTGTGAAATGTTTCCAGTCTTTAACAAAATGTATATCTTTTCGATATTTGCCTTCATCTTTGTATTTTAAGTTGTAATCATGTTCCATGATAACAGATTTCAGTCCATGTGTCAAACCTGATTCTGCGTGTCTAGGTTTATCATCTAACCAATAATAATTTGTTCCTTTGTATTCTGATAGAGCCTCAAGTTTACTTCCTCTAAATGGTGTCCATACTACTTTTGTAATCGCTTCACCAAAATACTTTTTAAGATTATGTACTCGTAATGCTTTTGAATAATAATCACCACCAAATGCAGTTATCACATGAAACTCATAACCATATTCTTCATGTAATCTTTTTATACCTGCAACTGCATCTCTAATTGATGGAACAAATCTTACCCATGCAGAATGATTAAATTCTTGACATAATGCATCATGTTCATCTAAAGTTAAATCATATCGTTTTAATAACACTTGACCATAAACTTCATAAGATTCTATTGGTCTACTTTTGTAACCTCTTTTGTCCATCCATTTAGAAAAATGATTATACCAATCTAAAAGAACACCATCACAATCAGTTAATATTACTTTCTTACTCATGACATTTCTTCTTTTCTTTTTATGGCTTGTTTTAGTTTTTTGTTTGCTTTCTTTTGTGCAAGGTCTAACTTCAATCTAGATGCTAACATTGTAAAGTTTTTACCTTGCATATGATCGTACTCATGTTGAAATACTCTTGATGTTAGTCCAGTAAATTTACCAGTTTGTTCTTTACCTTCCATATCAAGATATGTAAACTCTATAAACTTTGGTCTTTTCAATGCTAAAAACAAAAATGGGTATGTTAAACAACCCTCTGTAAACATTTCTGTTTCTTCTGATTCAAATGTAATTTTAGGATTAATATACAATTCAAATTCATCAGTTCGTAAATTTGTATACATAACAAATGCACGAATAGGTAAACCACATTGATTCGCACTCAAACCTATACCACGATAATTCTGCATAGTCTTTACTAAATTATCTTTTAATTCTTGTGGTGTTAGATTATGTTTTTCTTTTAATTCTTCAATAGTAATCTCTGGTAGTTTAACACTCAAAGATGGACTTGAAGAATCTAATAATTTATATACCATTATAACTCCTTTCTAAACGATATGACTAAAATTCCTTTCTTTCTTAAAATGAACAACACTTCTAAACTTATCATACAAAATATCTTGTTTGTGTGATATAACAAATATATTTTCATCTTGAAAAGTATTTAATATTTTTAAAAACTCATCTGTACCATTTGCATCTAATGAGCTGTCAAATATCTCATCAAGTATTAATAGATTTGTACTTACACTATTTTTCATTTTTGCAACAGCTCTCCAAGTGAATAATAATGCTAAATCTATTCTCATCTTTTCACCCTCTGAAAAGTTTGCATATGAAAATACATCTCTAAATCTTGACTTAATTGTTTCATTAAAATTTTCGTCAATGTTAAAGTTAACAAAAAAATCCATACTTGTCAAGTAAGTGTTTATTAACTTATTCATAATAGGTAAATATTGTTTTACAATCTTTGTTTTGATACCAGAATCTTGTAATAAATTCTTTGCAACATCAATGTAAAATTTATCTACATTATATTTTTGTTTTAATTCTTCTAGTGTTTTTAATTCACCTTCAAGCGAACCTAACTTCTTTACATCTTCATCAGAAATATCTTTGTTACTATATTTTGTATTATCTGATTCTAATTTACTATTAAACTTTTTCAATTCATTTAATGATGTTGTAAGTTTTGCAGTTTCTACTTTAATACCATCTAACTTTGTTTTACATTTATTCCATGCAGATAGTTTACCTTTTTCAGTTTTTTCCATATCTGAAAGTTCTTCTAAAGCTTTATCTAATTCTTTTATCTTTGTATTGAAATCATTTATCTTTTTCTGTTTGAATTCATCAGTAATGACTTGTTCGCAAGTTGGACAATCATCATGATCTTTCCACCAATCAATCTGATTATCAAAATGTGATTTCTTGTTTTCTAATTTACCACTTGTTGAATTTATCTTTGTAACTTTCTTTGTACTTTCTTCATATGCAACAGAATCAATATTTTTATTTTCTTTGTCGTATTCTTCTTTGAAAGTATTTAATTCTTTTGTTTTAGTATCAATAGTTTTATTGTTTTCTGATATCTGGTCATTGTTACTCTTAATAATTGATTCTTTGTTTTCACTTAAATCTTTTATATACTTCTTATGTAAGTCTATTTCTTTTTGAGTGATAACCATTTTATTTTCTAATGCAGTTGTATTCTCTAATAGTTCTTTTGCTTTTGTTTTGAGAATAACATTCATTAAAGAAAATATCTTTATATCTAAAATATCTTCAACAACTTCTCGTCTTACTTTTGATGACAATTGCATAAAAGGAACAAATGTTGATGTTCCTAAAATAACAACTTGAGTAAATGAACGATAGTTTAATTTTAGAATATGTTGTTCTAATTGTTCTTGATAATCTTTTGCGGCCGCATCTTGATTCATTAGTGTGTTATCAATATAAACTTCAAACTTGTTTGGTTTCATACCACGAACAATTTTTACATACTTACCATTTGTTTCAAGTTCTATTTCAACTACAGTTCCTGATTCGTTTATTGAATTTACTAATTGTGATTTTGTGATTGTTCGATATGGCCTACCAAATAAACCAAAACATAATGCATCAAGAATGGTAGATTTACCTGCACCATTTTCACCTACAAATAATGTTGTAGGATTTCTATCAATCTGAATCTCTGTAAAGTTGTTACCTGTACTTAACAGATTCTTATATCTCACATATTTAAACTTTAACATAAATTATAATTCTAAATCACTCGCTTCAACATATAAAGATTTCATCATACTTGTTAATCTTTTCTTATCAATATCAACATCAAGTTCTTCAATATACTTTTCTAATAAAGTTGTGGTATCTTCTGCATTTTCTACAATTTCATCAGATACA